ATCCTTTTATCTCTGAAATTTTGGAACTTGCATCTAAACAAAGATCAAATGCAAAAAAGGTGGAAGTTTTAAAAGAGTATAGAACTGATGCTTTGACATCAGTTTTGATTTGGAACTTTGATGATACTGTCATCTCAATGATCCCTGATGGAGAGGTTCCATTCAACAGAAATGATGTCCCTGTGGGCACTGATCACACCTCTCTCAGGAAGGAATGGAAGAACCTCTATCACTTTGTGAAAGGAGGTAATGATAGTCTTTCCAAGACTCGTAGAGAGTCAATGTTTATTCAGATGTTGGAAGGTCTTCATCCTAATGAGGCAGACATTCTTTGTTTAGTGAAAGACAAAAGACTTGAGGCAAAGTTTAAGATCTCAAGAGCTAATGTTGAAGCAGCATTTCCTGACATTCAATGGGGAGGACGTTCGTAATGGAATCAGTAAAACATCTCAAAGATGATTGTGATTTGGAGTATGCAAAGAATAAGAAACTTCCTTCAAACTCATATCTTGTTGAGTATATGAAGGATGGCACATTGACCTATGATGTTGTAATGTGCTCAAAAAAGGTTGAAATCTTTGATCAATACTGGGACAAGTTTAGAGGTGATCTAAAAAAGATTACTCAAACAAGTGGAACAGTAAATCCAAAAATCTTTAATGGATTGGAAGATGAGTAAAGGATTTGACATTTCATTTGAAGGTCTGGACATGAATCCAGACCATGTTCAATTACTACTTAAGAAATACAAAAAGGTTAAGAAGTATCAGAAGTCCAGTTTGTTTGCAATCAAGACAATGGATGGAACAGAGGACATTGTTTCTAAGATGATTGAGGAAGCAAGACAAGAGGGATTTTGATGATTGAAGAATGGTTAAGAAAATCAAACATTATTGATAAATAAGTTATGAGGTGTTATAATAACACCATCGTTCAACCCACTTCAGTGGGTCGCAAGTAAGTCGCGGAACGGATCGTTCAGTTTATGAAAATCATCACTCTTCCCATTTTCTTATTACTGTCATCACTTTCTGGAACCACTTCAGTTTATGCTGAAAATAATGGTCCCTCTATGTCATGTGAACAAGTGAGAGAAGTGGTGGAAGTGGTCATGGAATACGATCACTTGACTCCTACGTCAAAGAAACGTATCATCCAAAACTTAGTGGGAAGACACTATGATGCCTGTCTAGGAAAAGCTGGCCCTTGATTCAAAAAAAGGGCAAAAAATTATCCTGGATATTTTTGGCCCCTTTTAGATTTTTATAAACCGCAAACGACTGAAGGAACGGGAGATTTAAAACTCACCCTAGTATTTCAGGAGTAAACTCATGAACACACTTCATTTAATTAAGAAGCAGATTCAAAAGGCATCTGCACTTCACGATGCACAAATCTCTCACACTGCATATCGTGGTGTTGAGTATGATGTACATTGTGATACTACAAACGATTCTCACGGAACATTCTGTTATCGTGGTCATACTTATAGTAAGTGACTTTGTCACCTGCACAAATAATGTTATAATAGGGGGAATAGTCCCCCTTTTTTTATGGAAAGAGACAAACTTAAGTTAATTGTGAGAAATCTCAAGTTACTTGTTGATGCACTTGAGGCAGAGGTCTATTCTGATGTGGAGGCTTACACAAGTAGACTTCAAGAGGATTTGCCCCCACTTCCTGATTATGATGAGGTATTTGAAGATGACGAGTTCTGATTGGAGATACACAGATGATAGGTTAAAATTGAGAGGTCAATGCCTTTCTGTTTTATTAAATAAATATGGAAGTGTAAGGATTGAAGAACAAACTTACACCACACAAGACATCTATGAGTGTGTTGATACTTGGATCTCACAAGGGAACAAAATCACTCATGGTTTGACACAATATTTTGAAGTTTATTTTAAGGGGAAGAACAAGACAAATGGTCTATCAACTGGATAATTATGAGAAGGCAATTAGGAACTTTGGTATCCAAGTTGAAATTATTTGTGCCCAAGAGATTTCTGGAAAGATATGCTCAAAAGAAGCATACAACAAAATCAAATTTCAATTTAAAGAACTCAAAAGAATTAGAAAACAATGTAAACAAGAGAATATGCACAAAGTGCAAGACTGAATATCCACTAACCAATGAATATTTTCAAACTGTAAAAACGTTTACATACAAATTGTCATATTTCTGTAATGAATGTAATGGAAGAAAGTAACACAAACGAACAATCTACAATGAAAGCTGGAACTAAACTTGTATCAGTAACACCTGATGCAGAAAACCACATTGCATATTGTGCAAGAGTGTCAAATCCTACAAATCAAGGAAATGACAATTATGCAGGACTTTTGAAGTATTGCATCAAACATCAACATTGGTCAATTTTTGAACAAGCGTTCATGACCATTGAAATTGAAACATCTCGTGGAATTGCTGCTCAAGTGCTTCGGCACCGCAGTTTCACATTTCAAGAGTTTTCACAACGATATGCAGATTCAACCTTTTTAGGTAACATTCAACTTCCTGAACTTCGTCGTCAAGACACCAAGAATCGTCAAAATAGTATTGATGACCTTGATCCTGAATTGGTTGATAAACTTGAAAAACAAATGAACACATTGTTCAGTTCCTCTTATAATCTATATCAACAGATGCTTGAGTGTGGAGTGGCAAAGGAGTGTGCTCGCTTTGTACTTCCTCTCGCTACTCCTACAAGACTCTATATGACTGGCAGTTTGCGGAGCTGGATTACCTACATTGCATTGAGGGAAAAGAATGGAACTCAGAAAGAACATATGGATATTGCAAAATCTTGTAAGAAGATATTTTGTAAAGAGTTTCCTATAACAGCAGAAGCCCTGGGAGGTATTGATAATGAGTGGTTGATATGATATTATATAAAGATAAGTAGTTGGATACTTTACTACCATGGGAAGAAAATCTTCTATCAATGTTGGAGATGTTGTAGGAAACTTTACTATACTGGAAGTAATACCTGCAACTAAATCAGGACAGCATACCAGAGGAGTTGTAAGGTGTTCTTTATGTAATAATGTAAAGGAGATGTATAGTTTCAACATAAAGAGGAGATACTCCTGTGGATGTAGCCAAAAAATATCCTCTACTTGGAAACATAATGGTGGAGCATACACCAGGCCTTGGCAACTTGCTCCTGGTGAGGCTGCAAAAAATAACTTATACTATCAATACTCTAAATGTGCGGAGAAAAGAAACCACACATTTGACTTGACAAAAGATGAGTTTTGTGGTATAGCAACTGCTCCTTGTCTTTATTGTGGAAGTCAAGGTCAGAATAGAGTAAAGGGAGGAGGAAAAACCAGTGGTGATTTCTACTATACAGGTGTTGATAGAGTAGATAATACTCTTGGTTACACCAAAGAGAATTGCGTTCCTTGTTGTAGAGTATGTAATAGTATGAAGTTAGATATGGATGTAAAGAATTTTGCAGAGCATATCAAAAAAATACACAACAACCTGCCTACCATTTCAGAGGCATTAGACTGGTAATAAATATACACACTTGAGGTGAAATTTTGGCAACTTATCCAGTAAAACATAAAGAAACAGGTGAGACTAAAGAAGTCAAAATGAGTGTTCATGACTGGGATCAATGGCGTAAAGACAATCCTGACTGGGAGAGATTTTATACGCCAGAAAATGCACCAGGAATGGGACTTGAAATGGGTGACCCATTTGGTAAGCTTTACACAAAACATCCTGGTTGGAAAGATGTTATTTCTTCAGCTAAGAAACAACCAGGAAGTAACCTAAAACACTACGATTGATCGAATGCCAGCAAGAAAGAAGAGAGAAAATCCAGTTCCTTTTGGAACTAGTAACAGAGTGATGAAAAGGAAAAAACCCATCAATCTTGATTACATCAGAGAAATTGATCCTATCACACCAAATCAAGAATTGTTCTTTGATAAGTACAAGGACAATCAAAACATGGTTGCATATGGTGTGGCTGGCACAGGTAAGACTTTTATTACCCTCTACAACGCCCTTAAAGATGTTTTAGATCCCAACACCCCCTACGAGAAGATCTACATTGTGAGGTCTCTTGTACCCACAAGGGAGATTGGATTTCTTCCAGGTGATCATGAAGACAAATCTGATATCTATCAGATTCCTTATAAGAACATGGTTAAGTACATGTTTGAGATGCCAGATGATAACTCTTTTGAGATGTTGTATGGTAATCTGAAAACTCAAGGAACTATTAGTTTCTGGAGTACATCCTTTATCAGAGGAACAACTCTTGATAATTGTATCTTGATTGTTGATGAATTCCAGAATCTCAACTTCCATGAACTTGACTCAATTATCACTCGTGTTGGTGAAAGTTCTAAGATTATGTTCTGTGGAGATGCCACTCAAACTGATTTGATTAAAACATCAGAAAAGAATGGTATTGTTGACTTTATGAGAATTTTGACAAACATGCCATCTTTTGATACAATAGAATTCAATGCAGAAGACATCTGTCGTTCTGGACTCGTCAAAGAGTACATTGTTGCTAAACTTGAACTTGGTATGTAATGTTCAATCACATTGAAATTGATTATCCTGTTCTCAATCGTGAGAATATAGGTGATGTTCGATACTATGATACACCTGATGGGGTCAAATTAGTCTCCATTACATCCATTATCAGTCATTACAATCGTGAGATCTTCCGTAAATGGAGAGAACGCGTTGGTAATGAAGAAGCAAACAAAATTACCAAACAATCAACCAGTCGTGGTACAGACATGCACACACTGGTTGAACATTATATGAAGAATGAGGAACTTCCTGAAGTTCAACCTCTTTCACAGTTTTTATTCAAACAGGCTAAACCTGATCTGAATAAGATTGATAATATTCATGCCATTGAACAAGCACTTTTTAGTAAAGAACTTGGAGTGGCAGGGACAGTTGACTGCATTGCTGAGTTTGAAGGTGAACTTGCTGTCATTGACTTCAAGACAAGTAAGAAACCCAAAAAGAGAGAATGGATTGATCATTATTTTGTTCAATGTGCCGCTTATGCTTGCATGTTGTATGAAATGACTGGTATAATGGTAAAGAAATTTGTAATCATCATGTCCTGTGAGGATGGAGAATGTGTAGTTTATGAAGAAAGAGATAAGAGAAAATACATTGGTCTTCTCGACAAATATATTAGAGAATTTGTTAACTTCAAATTACAGGAACATGCCAAAACCTGAGGATAATAAAAGTATTGAAGACATCTTTGAACAAAAGTTTTATTGTTCTCGAAAGTTTGCAGATGAAATTGAATCCATTGTTCTCAAGAACAAGGACATGA